TTTGTTTATGACGATATAAATTTAGAATCTGGAAATCAAATGGTATCAGCTGGATTAAATAATTTATTTGGTGAAGTTATGTGGTTCTATCCAACATCTACATCTTCTGTTGTAAACAGAATGGTTGCATATAATTATTTTGATTCATCACCTCAAAGACCTGTTTGGACAAATGGAACTTTACCTAGAACTATGTGGAGAGATTCTGCTGTATTTGGTTTACCTCATGCAACTCAATATGATGCTGACACAGATACATCTTTTGATGTGGTTGGTAATACAGATGGGATAACAACATATTATGAACATGAAATAGGAACCGATCAAAATAAGAATGGAACAATAACTGCAATTACTTCTAATATATCTTCTGGAGATTTTGATATTACACAACAAAGATCGGCTCAAGGAACACAAACAGGTGTTGCAACATTTAGAGGAGATGGAGAGTTTCTTATGAAGATAAGAAGATTTGTGCCTGATTTTATAAGTCAAACAGGAACCACAAGAGTCACTTTAAATTTAAAAAATTATCCTAATAGTTCACAGGCTAGTTCACCTCTTGGACCATTTGATATTACTTCATCTACAACTAAAATAGATACACGAGCAAGAGCTAGAGCGATTGCATTAAAAATACAAAACACAACAACTAGTCAAAGTTGGAAGTTAGGAACTTTTAGATTAGACACACAACCAGATGGAAGAAGATAATGCCCCTAAATAAAAAAGGTAAAAAGATAATGAGTTCTATGAAAAAACAATATGGTAAGAAACGTGGTGAGCAAGTTTTTTATGCATCGTTAAATAAGAAAAAAATTAAGGGAGTTAAAAAGAAATAATGGCAAAGATAGCACAAGTAATTACTAGACCTTCTCAACAGTATGATTATACGATAGCTGAAGCTCAAACAAGAGATCTTGATGCGATTGTAGAAAAACTTAATTCTACATATCAAGAAGAAATAAAAGAGGAGATAGAAGCATTTAACTTCTTTATTAATTAATGGCAAATCAATTTAAATTTGTAGGTGTAGATGATAGCACAAGTGGAAGTGCATTAAGTCCTCTAGGATCTGGTAATCCTTTAGTTAGTGAGACTTATGTTATTAAATCTATATTAGTAACATCTGCAGGTACACCAACGGTCACAGTTACAAATAATAGTATTACAGCTATAAAGTCAGCTGCTTTGACAGCAAATGTTACAACAGAATTATTAACTAATCCGTTAGTGGTAGAGGGTGGAAAAACCTTTACAATATTATCAAGCACTACAGATTCATTTGACGTGGCAATTAGCTACTTAAACATTAAGAAAGAGGTAACAGCATAATGATTGAGATACAACCAGATAAAATAATAGAAAAGATAACTAATAAAAAAACAGGGGAAATATATAAAAACGATCAAGAATGGAAAGATAAGGGTATATCTCCAGAGGATGTTAGAAGAGATGTAACTGTTCTTATGCCAAGCCTTGATTTATTTCCTAAAACAAAATAGAATAGATAAATGGCCATAACTAGAGCACAACAAGCAAGACAGATGTATAGAACAGCGGGAGCTGTTCAAGCAGCATATGGTGCAGCTGCAGCTGAAAAAGGTCCTGTAGAAGATAGAGGTAGTCCTCAACAAGATATAAATCAAAATGTAGGAAATTTAGGTAATATAGAAAATATTCAAAAAGCTTTTAATACTGCATCAGATATAAATTATTTAAAAAATATAGTGCAAGGTGGCGGTGCTAAAGGTGTTTTATCAGCTATAGGTGGACCTTTTATAATAGGTAATATTTTAAAAGGAATATCACAATCTAATAGAAATAAAGGTATGACAATAGATGATAGTGAAGAAGAGTCTTTTGCTGTTGGTGGTTTAGCTGATGGTAATTTTGATTTTGAATCAGCAAGACAGATGTATGGTTTAGGTAAACTTGTTAAGAAAGT